TTGGTTCTTATATCCCTAAAAACGACCATATAAGCCACTATCAGGATGAATAGGTCATAAGATGTCTAAGAAGGCTGTAACAGGCTCAGAAGGGCCTCAGAAGGCTTACCGTGGTGTAATAGAACCTCGTATATGGACTAGAAGCCCAGATTTACCCTCTTTAGGCATTGATTTCATCGAATTTTGCGAGTCAATCGGGTTTAACTTGCTACCTTGGCAGCAGTTCTTGGCCCATGAAATCTGCAAAGTCACCGAGGATGGCAAGTGGTATTTCAAAGAAGTGGGCGTGATTATCAGCCGTCAGAATGGCAAATCTACCTTTATGCAGCTGATGATTCTATGGAGAATGTACGCTTTAGAGCAGAAATTACAGGTACACACAGCTCACAAATTAACTACATCATCTGAAATCTTTTGGAAGATCGATGACACGATCCAATCCTTTGCTCACCTGGTCGATCGCTTCGGAAAGAAGTATGAATCCAAGGGATCTCAGGAGATTAAGTTAAATACCGGAGAGCGTTACCTAGTCCGAGCCAATAACTCAGCCTCTCGCGGTATCGCAGCACCCGATACTGTTTACATGGATGAAGTTCGAGAGTTTCACGATGATGAAGTCTGGTCATCGCTTCGATATACCCAGATGGCTACTCCTAATCCTCAGACTTTAATTTTTAGTAACGCTGGCGATCAGCATTCGATAATCCTAAATAGATTAAGAGATCGTGGAGTCGCAGCAGCTGGTGGAGCAGACGATCGGATCGGCTGGTTCGAGTGGAGTGCTGAGCCAGGGTGCAAGATCGATGATCGAGATGCCTGGGCGCAAGCCAATCCGTCACTCGGACACACAATCTCGATCGAGAACTTAGAAGCTGCCATGATGGATGATGAATCGATCGTCCGTACTGAACTCTTATGCCAATGGGTCTCGCAGATCAATCCAGCGATCAGTCCAACATCATGGGCATCATGTGCCAAGCCTAAACTCAAACTTGACAAGGAGAAGCAGACATGGATGGCGATCGATCTAAGTCCAGATCGCCGAGCAGGTGCGCTGATCGCAGCTCAAAGACTTGAAGATAATAAATTCATTGCGGTCTTACTTGAAACCTTTGAAAATCCTGTAAACCTAGATGACAAGCAGTTAGCCAACTCAGTAGCCGACTGGTTTCGCAAATATCCTGTCGAGACTGTGGCTTATTCTCGTCAAACTTCTGGCGCGGTCGCTGCTCGACTGGCTCCAGCAGGAATCAACACGACTCCGATCGATGGCGCGGTCTATGGCCAAGCCTGTGATGAAATGCTATCGGCAATTACCAGCCAGAGACTCATTCATGGCAATCAGGATGAACTAACCAAGCAAGTTCTCTCAGCTGTCAAGTTACCGTTTCGAGATGGTGGCTGGTATCTGGGCCGTAAGGTTTCCAACTCGACAATCTGCGCTGCCGTTGCCTTGGCTATGGTGAGCCACTTCGCCACGGCTCCAGATGCTGAGATGGATATCATGGTAGGTTGACATTATGCTACAATATGTCTAATGGGACTATTCGATCGTTTCGTCAAAGCTCCTTCTGTTGAAATTTCAAATACAGATGTCGCAGCTTCACTTCAGCCATTTAATCTTTCGACTTCTGTCTATGGTTTGCTTAATGCACCTGTCACAGTAGATCGAGCATCCGCGATGAGCGTTCCAGCAGTAGCAAGAGCGCGTAACATTATCTGCGGAACTATTGGATCACTTCCTTTAGAGCAATACAACAAAATTACCGGAGCTCACATCGATCCACTGAGAGTAATCAATCAACCTGATCCACGAGTCTCCGGTTTTGTCGTTTACAACTGGTTAGCAGAGGACATCTGGCTTTATGGCGTTGGCTTTGGATTAGTTCTTGATGCTTATGCAGAAGATGGTCGCACAAGATCATGGACTCGCATCGATCCTCGTCGCGTTCAAGCAAAATATAACTTAGCGATGAATGAGATCGATGGTTATGAAGTCGATGGAAAGTTAGCACCTCTTCGCGGTGTCGGTTCTATCATTCGCTTTGATGGATACGATGAAGGATTCTTAAATCGCGCAGGTCGCACAATTACAGCTGCTATTGAACTTGAGAAGGCTGCACTCTCTTATGCTAAAGAGCCAGTACCATCAATGGTTCTTAAATCTAACGGAACTAATTTAACTGCTGAGCGAATCGCAAAACTTCTTGAAGCATGGCGCAATTCTCGCGCTACTCGATCAACTGCATTCTTAAATGCTGATGTTGAAATGCAATCAGTCGGCTTTGATCCTAAGAGTTTGCAACTGGTGGAAGGGCGTTCATATGTCGCGCTTGAAATATCTCGCGCAGCGGGCATTCCTGCGTATTTTATCTCTGCTGAGAATACTTCGATGACTTATTCTAACGCTACATCCGAGCGCAGATCATTGGTGGACTTCTCGCTTCGTCCAATCCTTGCAAGCATCGAACAGCGTTTATCTTTACCGGATATATGCCCTAGCACATCTCAAATTCGTTTTGATCTTGACGACTTCTTACGCGGTAACGCATTAGAGCGCGCTCAGGTTTATCAAATACTAAACACAATCGGCGCGATGAGCGTTGAACAAATCCAAGAGGAAGAGGACTTGATTCGATGAAGATCGACATGCCAGTCACACTTACAGCAGCAGATTCTAATGCTCGCACAATCTCAGGTCGCATTGTTACATGGGGCGAGCAGGGCAACACATCTGCTGGGCCGACAATCTTTGCTGCTGATTCAATTAAATTTAACAAGAATGTCAAACTACTTCTAGAGCATGATCGCACTCGACCAATCGGCAAACTTCTATCTTATGAAGTTAGCAAAGAAGGTATCGATGCAGTGTTTAAGATCGCTAACACAATGGCTGGTGAAGATAGTTTGGTAGAAGCTGCTGATGGACTCCGAGATGGCTTCTCAGTAGGAGTCAAAGTCGATGCGTGGGACAACCAAGATGGCGTGATGGTGATTTCTAAATCATCGATCATGGAGACATCACTTGTCACCGATCCGGCAATCGATTCTGCGCGCGTTTCGCAGGTCGCAGCTTCTGAAGAAGAAGCCACCCAAGTTTCTGAGACATCCGTTTCAGAAGTTCAATCAGAAGGAGAACAAGTGTCAGACACTACCGTTCCAGAGACTCCTGCCGTTGCTGAAGCGGTAGAAGCACACAAAGTAGAGGCTGCTGCATCAAAGCCAGCATTCTACGCAACTCCTCGCATCAATCCTAACCTCACAGCAGGTCAGCTATTAGAAGCGAACATCAAAGCATCAATGGGTGATGAAGATTCTCGTCAGTTAGTTATGGCTACTAACGACACTTCAACAAACACTGGTTTAACTCTTGCTCCACACATGAATGAATTCATCACGACTTCAATCGATGGCCGTCCAGCAGTGGATGCAGTTTCTCGTGGCGCACTACCTGCTTCAGGAATGTCTTTCACAATTCCTAAGATTTCAACAGCTCCAACAATCGATTCATCTTCAACAGAAGGCGAAGCACTGGGTGGAACTGAAATGGCTTCAACTTACATCACTGTTGATGTCAAGAAGGCTGCCGGACTTCAAAATATCTCATGGGAACTTTTAGATCGCTCATCACCTGCGTTCTACGATGAACTCATCAAGGAATTGAACTACGCATACGCAAAGGCAACTGATCAAGCTCTAGTAGCAGCACTCGTTGCTGGCGGTACAGCTGCAACAACACAAGCTGCAACAATCGCAGGATTCAAGGCGTACATCGCCAAGGAAACTCCAGCAGCATATCTAGCAGCAGGTAAGTTTGCTAAGAACATCATCGCTAACACAGCATGGTGGGAGAGCATCATCACAGCCGAGGACACAACAAATCGTCCACTATTTACAGCTGCGCAACCTTCAAACGCTCCAGGTAATGTCGGAGTGCAGTCACTAACTGGAACAGTAATGGGTCAAAACCTATTTGTTGATCCACACATGTCTGTAACAACACTGATCGATGATTCAGCATTCTTGGTAGTACCAGAAGCTGTAACATTTTATGAGGCTCCAAAGACTCAGATCCAGGTTCAAACTTTGGCAAATGGTCGCTTGCAGGTAGCAGTTTATGGCTACTACGCAATCGCAACCAAGGTCGGTGGCGGAGTTCGTCGCTTTAACCTTACCTAAAAAACACTAATCATGGGGGAGTGGTTGCTCCCGATCGCTCCCCCAGCAGTTTAGAGAGGACTGAAATGCCAACAATCATCACCGCCACCCAGCTTCGATCTGTGCTTGGCGTTTCAGTTTCTCTTTATTCTGATGCAACACTAGATGACATTATTGATTCAGCAGAGTCAGTTATCTTGCCAATGCTTAATAGTTACTCAGTAGCGATCGATGCAGTGTCATTGAATAACAACATCGCTTACTTCTCAACACCTTTGCCACAGCCTTTCAATGAAGGTCAATCAGTAGTTATTTCTGGATGTTCAACACCTTTTAATGGTACTCGTACTATCACTACAGACTTATTAGATGACTTTACATTCTCAGCTGCTATCACTAACGCTGACATCATCTCAAAGAACATCATCCCATCGGGCACTGCAACCCTTACAGGCGCATCGACTTATGTCGGCAACAGCGCAGTAGAATCGGCAGTCACAGTAGTTTCAGTAGAAATTTTTCAGAGTCGTACTGCTCCAGGTGGACAGATCGAGGGCGTGGACTTTAGCCCATCACCATTTAGAATGGGTCGCTCACTCTACAATAGGGTGTCTGGCCTTCTAGGTAGTTTGGTAGATGTTGGAAGTATTGCTCAATGACAATACTCAGCCAGGTACGCCAACCCCTAGCAACAGCCTTAGCATCTGTCTCAGCTAATATCTTTGCTTATGTTCCGGAAACTATTCCTGCTCCAGCGGTAGTTATAGTTCCAGATTCACCTTATTTAGAATTCTTGACAATCGGCAGTAATGCCACATTCAAGTCAAAGATCAATTTAACGATCACCTGCTGCGTTGCATACAACAGCAATCCAGCAAGCCTCGATAACCTCGAGCAACTCATAACAAGTGTAGTCAGCCTGATCCCAGCAGGGTATGAGCTGACTGCGGTCGATAGACCAACCGTCACAACAGTAGGAGCAGGGCAACTGCTCGTAGCAGACATTCGTGTCGCTACTTTCTACACACAATCATAAGGAGAACAAATGCCAACAACAGTAATAACAGGGCGTGATATGACCTTGACTATCGACTCCAAGAATTACGATATGCAAGCTCTAAGCGTTAGTTTAGAAACAACTTTAGATCGTCAAGCATACGAGACCCTAGACGGTCGCGTATATAAGTCAATCGATTCAGATGCAACCATGACTATGGAACTTCTAGCAGACTGGGGCGCATCATCTGCTTCTCCGGTTAACTTCTCAATCTGCGAACTTCTATGGGCAGCAGCATCAGCATCACCAGATACAGCATTGGCTTATACATTCACAGCAGCAACTGGCGCAGTCTTTACAGGTAATCTTTACCCATCATTCCCAACAGCTAATGGTGCTGGCAAGGATGCTCAGACTGTATCCTTTACTTTGCAGTGCACAGCCAAGCCAACATTAACTGTTAGCTAATCATTAACAAACGGGAGCAATAATGAAACTACCAATAACAATTACATATAACTCTGGCGAAGAACAGACATTCGTCGCTCAGCCACCAGAGTGGGCTAAATGGGAAAAGCAGACTGGAAAGTCTGCGGTTCAATGGAGCGAAGTGGGAGGAGTCTGGGACATCATGTTCTTGGCTTGGAATACTTTGAAGCGTGAGTCCGGTGGGCAACCAGTCAAACCTTTTGAGGCTTGGATGGATACTGTTGCAGACTTTGAAGTGGGTTCATCAAACCCAAAAGCCATGAGCCAGGAAGCATCAGCAGACTCCTAGTCGAGGTGGCAATAGCCACAGGGATTCCAATGAGCGAATGGCTGGATGCAGAGGATTTATTAACAGCGATTGAAGTAATTAAGGAGCGTAATGGCAACTGATCCAATCAGTTATGATCGCTCCGAACTTCGATCAATCATCAAAGCATTCAAGGCTATGGATGAGAAGGCTGTAGAAGAAGCCAAGAAGCAATCATCTGCACTAGCAGAATATGCTGGAGCCAAGATCAAAGAGAAGGCTGCTACTCGTACAGTCTCACCTATCGCAGCTCAGAGAATCGCAGATGGCGTTAAGATTTCTAAGTCATCTAAGGTAGGCGAGTTCTCCTATGGCTTTGCTTCCCAGAAGTTCTCAGGCGGTGGAGATACACGCGATCTTCTATATGGTATGGAATTCGGATCAAATAGATATAACCAGTTCCCAAAGAGAACTCCGAATAAAGGTCGTGGAAGTGCTGGATATTTTATCTATCCAACCCTTCGTGCAATTCAACCAGAACTGGTTAAACAATGGGAAGAAGCGTTTGATCGCATCCTAAAGGAGTATAACTAATGGCTGGTAATAGAACACTCAAGTTATCCATCCTTGGCGATGTCGATGATCTAAAGAAGAAGTTAGGCCAAGGCTCAGATGATGTAGAAGGCTTTGGCGGTAAACTAGAGAAGTTTGGCAAAATAGCAGGAGCAGCATTCTTAGCAGCAGGAGTCGCAGCAGCTGCCTATGCTGGCAAGTTAGCAATCGATGGCGTAAAAGCAGCTGTCGAAGATGAAGCTGCACAAGCCAAGTTAGCATTAACTTTGAAGAATGTTGCTGGCGCAACAGATGAAGCAATCGCACAAACTGAAACATGGATCACTAACATGGGCATCGCCTTTGGCGTAGCCGATGATGATCTAAGGCCATCGATTGAAAGACTGACTCGCGCCACTGGCTCATTAGAAGAAGCCCAAAGATTAGCCAGCCTTGCTTTAGATATTTCAGCTGGTACAGGTAAGTCACTCGAAGCAGTATCTAACGCTTTGGGTAAAGCCTTTGAAGGCAACACTCTATCTCTGGCTAAGTTAGGTATCGGCTTAGAGAAGACTCAACTCGGCACTATGACACTTGATGAACTAACTCTCCATCTCAGTGAAACCTTTGGTGGGCAAGCCAGTGCCAAGGCGGATACATTCTCAGGAAAGATGGAAAGACTTAAACTGGCATTCTCGGAGGCTCAGGAAAGTATCGGGTCGTTAATCCTTCAAGCATTGACACCATTGGTTGAAAAGATTGTCACTGCGGTTCTGCCAACACTTAGAGACTTCATCAATAACTTCTCCGGTAATGATGGATTAAAACTTGCTTTCATCGATATTGTTAATACGGTTAAGTCTTTCGTCATCCCAATTTTCCAAGGCTTAAAGTCTGCTTTCGATTCAGTTAAGAAGGCAGTCAATGATAATAAAGAGAGCTTCCAATCTTTAGTAGATTTATTCAAACTGATAACCCCTATTCTAGGTGGAGCCATAAAGATTGCCATCGTAGGCATTGGCAAGGCTTTAGCAGTAGTCGTAGGTATCGTTGGAGAACTTATATCTGGATTCAAACTGCTGATCTCAATCGGTAGCAAGGTTGGAAACTTTATCGGTAGCCTAAACCCATTCGGCGGTGGTAAGGCAGCTGGTGGCCCAGTATCTATGGGCAAGACTTATCTCGTAGGCGAGAAGGGGCCAGAACTATTCTCACCATCTAGCAACGGAAACATCGTGCCTAATCACAAATTAGGTGGTACAAGTTCTGGTACAACTATTAACATCTCAGTATCCGGTGCTATTGATCCAGCATCTACAGCTAGACAGATCGCTAACCTTCTAAAGAATGAAGCCAGCACATCTGGCTCATTCGTAAACCTAGGGCAGAGTGTCTTTGCATAATGACATGGGATCCTAATTGCTCAGTAACG